TGGTGAGTGATTGTACTACAGATAAAAAAGAGAGGTCAAGCCCATCCATATTTTTTGGCGCACACCGGGCCAATGCCATTGGCGATGGACTCATCATCAGTGAGATCCCGCGCGCACACTGAGCATTTCCCGAACTTGCGGCCATAGGCGATGGCGGCGGCTTGGGGGTCAGCGGCAACCGCCAAGATGCGATCAGTGACGGCCTTGTCAACGCTGGACAAAGTGAAAAGCTTGCCCCCTGCGACTTTGCCCAGGTATGCGCCGCCTTCTTTGACGTACACCGCACCAGGGTTCTTGCCCCCGGCGGGGGCGGGGCTGAATGTGAATGTGTCCAGGCGCAATTTGGGATGGGCGAGACCTGCTTCTTTGGCGCGGTAAAACGCACCCTCAATGGCATCAATGTTGACAGTGGGCGCGGCGGCGGCACGGTCTTCACGCGAGGGGGCAGACAGCAGGCGCTGGACAGCGGCGAGTTGGTTATCGGTCAGCTTGCCCCATTTGTGCAAGCTTGAAAGCAGGCTTGCGGCAAAGCCAAATGTGGGCGCTTGGGCGCTCAGCCATGCCGACTCAGCGGGATATTGCTCCATCCATGCCTGGGCCACATTGGCCTGGGCGCGAATGAAGTTAGCAGTGCCCCGGCGTTGCATGGCAAAGTGAGTGGAATTAATTGAGCGATCAGAGAATTGAGACATGATGCGATCCTTTCAGGTGTTTAAACAGGGGGGTGAACATCTCACCGCGATGCCCCCCAGAGGGGGCATGACGCTGGTATGTCTCAGTCGCTGACGGCATCACGCACAAGCAACCCAACGGTTGTCATGCTGATTTCATCGCCCCAGGTTTGTTGGTGCATGGGCGCAAGCCTTTTCAGCAAAGCGGCAATGTCGATGCTATAGCCGCGCACGGCATAGTCGGTTTGCTGGTAGATAAACATGGCCTTGATGGTCACGCCCCAATTGGATGCGTTGGGGTTTAGTGCAAAGTGATGTTGCGCCAAGCTGAGTTGCCCAAAGGCCCAATTGCGGAGAGTGTCAGGGGTGAGTGTGCGCTTGATCATGGTGTGCCTTTCGGTGTGGTTACTATCACCAGCAGGGGTGCTAGTGATTGAAGCGGACTGTACCACAGAACCGTTTACACGGCGCAAGCAATAACCCCCAGAGCTTGAAGGGTATTAGATGATCAGGGTGAGCATTGCATTCTTTATAGAGCGATGGTGATAGCGAATCCTTGCAAGAAAGTATTACTTCTGTAGCCTGTGGATAACTCGCTGACCAGTGTGGATAACTGTGTAGTACTTAGGTAGTGCAGATGGGCCTAGAAGGCACGGTTAAAAGCCGGGAATACCTGGGCCAGGGTAAGGGGTCAAAATCGATCCTAGAGCGTTTTCGGCGGTCAACCCTTAAGGGTAAACCCAGGGGTTCTAATGATCAGGATGATGATGATGATCTGGATTAGATTATCCACAGGGGTGTGGACAACTTATTGACTTATGCACAGGGTGTGGATAAGATGCGAACAAACCTGGACGGTTGTCCAGTGGTGTTTGAATGTACAGGGGAATGGCATGAGTGATCGGGGCACTGTTGGCAAGATGAGTCAAGAGGATTATCTGGCAAGGCTTGAAGGGGCGATGCATGATGATCAAGATGATCAGGATGAAAACCCCGGTGAACCAAGCGAAGCGGAGCAGTTGGCCGCTCTCGCTGAATCACCAAGGATGCACAGAAGAGCAGTGATTGAAGAGTTTAGAGTGAAGGATCTCACTAGCAGTCAACTGACATTCGCTCAGTGCCTGATAGAGGGGAAAACATACAAAGAAGCGTATAGACAGGCATACCCAAATGCACAAGGGGCAGATGCAACGATCATGGCGGCGGCTTATAAGTTGGCAAAGGATGAGCGCATCACCAAGATGCGCCAGGATGCATGGGAGATGACGGCGGACAACCTGATTCAGGACAATGCGGCGACTAGAAGGTATGTGATGGCTCAGTTGATTGCTCATAGCAAGAGCGCTCAAACTGATGCCGTTCGCATCAAAGCACTTGAACTTATGGGCAAAGCCATTGGTCTATTTACAGATAGAACAGACCTGGATGCCAAGCAATCTACACCTGAGCAACTCAAACGTGAACTCGCAGGTCATCTCAAGCTGTTGGATCGCAAGCGTGCGTGACGCTACAGAGCGAGACCAGTAGAGCGCAAGGGGCGATGTGCGTTTAAACGGTGTGGAGCGAGACCCACCATACCGGGGGAGACCCGATGAGGCCACTTAGCCCCCTCCAACGCCTACGCACTAATCCACTCTCCCAATTCCCTCAAATCACAAGACCCCCCTTCACTTAAACACTCACACCCCCCGGGGTATATATAAAAAAAATAAGAATTGCAATTGTTCGTGCGAACAGTTATAGTTTAAACACGGAGGGTATATGACGGACAGAGCGCAGTTGGTTTTAGATTTCATTAAGGCTTACATCAAGCTTCATCGTGCGCCTCCATCATATGAGGCCATTGCCAAAGCAATGGGCCTGAAGTCCAGATCAAACATATGCAGAATTGTTCATAGCTTGGAGCGTGAAGGTCACTTGTCAAGAAAGCCAAGAAAGTTCCATTCAATCCGGGTTATGGATAAGTCGGTCAGAGACATTGTAAACCTATGAGTTTGCTCACTAAAAATGAAATCAACTCCTATCTGAAGGTTTTGGATAAGCTACCTCTGGCTGAACAGAATAAGGTCAGGCAGCTTTTGGAGTTGGACAGGGTTGAGAGGTGCAGGGAGTCTTTTCTGTTTTTTGTCAAACAGATGTGGCCCGGGTTTATATCTGGAAAGCACCATGGGATCATGGCAGAGGCTTTTGAGAGGGTTGCCTCTGGAGAGCTTAAGAGATTGATCATAAATATGCCTCCAAGGCACACAAAGAGTGAGTTTGCCTCTTATCTGCTGCCATCATGGTTTCTAGGTAAATACCCTGAGAAGAAGATCATTCAGACAGCACACACCGCAGAGTTGTCTGTGGGTTTTGGCCGTAAGGTGAGGAATCTTGTGTCCTCTGAGGATTTTCAAAAGATCTTTGAGACAAGGTTATCCACAGATTCCAAGGCCGCTGGCCGTTGGAATACACACAAAGGTGGGGATTACTTTGCTATTGGTGTTGGTGGTGCAGTGACAGGTAAGGGTGCTGATCTTTTGATCATTGATGACCCTCATTCTGAACAAGAGGCCAAGCAGGGCAACCCTGCGGTCTATGACAATGTGTATGAGTGGTATACATCTGGGCCTAGACAGCGTTTACAGCCCGGCGGGGCGATCATTATTGTGATGACACGCTGGTCAAAGAGGGATCTGTCAGGCCAGATCCTCAAAAACTCTGAAAAAGACGGTGTAAACGAGTGGGAAGTGATAGATTTCCCGGCAATTTTGCCCTCTGGAACACCCCTGTGGCCTGGATTTTGGAAAAAAGAGGAGCTTGAAGCCCTCAAAGCTGAGCTTCCAGTGTCTAAATGGGAGGCGCAGTACCAACAGAACCCCACATCTGAAGAGGGTGCGATCATTAAGCGGGATCAGTGGATGATCTGGAAAGAAGATCACGCACCTGATTGTGATTACATCATCCAATCCTGGGACACGGCCTTTGAAAAATCCAATCGGTCTGACTATTCGGCCTGTACAACCTGGGGTGTCTTCTACCACCCAGACAAATCTGGGGATTTGAAGGCCAATATCATCTGCCTTGATGCATTTAAACGCAGGATGGAGTTTCCGGAACTGAAGAAAAAAGCGTTTGATATGTGGAAGGAGTGGAATCCAGACACATTGATTGTGGAAAAGAAGGCCGCTGGCGCTCCTTTGATCTATGAACTCCGAAAGATTGGAATACCGCTTGAGGAATATACACCGGGCAAAGGAAACGATAAGATAGCCCGTGTAAACGCTGTTTCTGATTTGTTTGCTTCAGGAGTGGTCTGGTGTCCAGAGACAAGATGGGCCGATGAGTTAATGGAGGAGTTGGCCTCATTCCCAAATGGAGACCATGATGACCTTGTGGATGCATCAAGTCAGGCGTTGCTGCGGTTCAGGCGGGGTGGATTCATCGCCATCAGTTCAGATGAAGCTGATGAGCCGATGTATCACAGAAAAATGACCTATTACTAAGGATTTGTATGGCAACCAACATTGACAAAGCTCTTTATTCCAACATGGAAATGGGTGTTATCCCAGATGAGCCTGATATTGAAATTGATGTGGAAAACCCTGATTCAATGACAATCTCAGGCGGCGGGATCACCATTGAACTGGAGCCAGAGAGTGAATCATCTGATGATTTTGATGCCAATCTGGCAGAAGAAATGGATGAAGGAGCCTTAGCCACCGTTGGCTCTGATTTGATGGAACTCGTCAGCGCAGACATTGATAGCCGCAAAGATTGGGCAGACACATTTGTTAAAGGCTTGGAAGTGCTGGGCCTGAAATATGAAGAGCGTACAGAGCCTTGGTCAGGAGCCTGTGGTGTTTATTCCACAGTTTTGACCGAAGCGGCCATTCGCTTTCAATCTGAGTCAATCATGGAGACATTCCCGGCCCAAGGCCCGGTCAAGACCCAGATCATTGGCGCAATCTCTCAATTGAAAGAAGAAGCGGCAGTTCGGGTTCGTGATGACATGAACTACAAGATGACCGAGGAAATGCCAGAGTACCGCCCAGAGCATGAGCGCATGCTCTTTTCATTGGGTCTGGCGGGATCAGCCTTTAAGAAGGTGTACAAAGACCCAGCCCTGGGCCGTCAGGTCTCTATCTTCATCCCCGCAGAGGATGTGATCGTTCCCTACGGAACATCAAACCTGAAGGTGGCAGAGCGCGTTACCCATGTGATGCGCAAGACCAAGAATGAGATCCGCAAGCTTCAAGTCAGTGGTTTCTACCGGGATATTGACCTGGGTGACCCCATCAATGTATTGACCGACATTGAAAAGAAAAAGGCAGATCAGCAGGGCTACAAAGCATCAGATGATGACCGCTATCAACTCCTGGAAGTCCATGTAGACATGGAGATTGAGGGCTATGAAGACAAAGATGAGGATGGTGAAGAGACCGGAATTGCTCTTCCATATGTCATTACAGTCGAGCGCGGAACCAATGAGGTGTTGGCAATTCGCCGCAATTGGGATCCCGAGGATCCTCTCAAAATCCGCAGACAACATTTCGTTGACTACTGCTACATCCCTGGGTTTGGCTTTTATGGGTTGGGATTGATTCACATTATTGGTGGATACGCCCGCGCAGGAACCTCAATTATTCGCCAATTGGTGGATGCAGGAACGCTTTCAAACCTCCCTGGCGGTTTAAAAGCCCGTGGAATGCGGATCAAAGGCGATGACACCCCCATCCAGCCCGGTGAGTTTAGGGATGTGGATGTCCCCAGTGGGGCCATTAAAGATAACGTGATGACGCTCCCCTACAAGGAGCCAAGCCAAGTTTTGATGTCTTTGCTGGAAAAAATCACCGAAGAGGGCCGCCGCTTGGGCGCTATTTCGGACATGAACATCTCCGACATGAGTTCCAATGCCCCAGTTGGAACCACTCTAGCGTTGCTTGAGAGAACCCTCAAGACCATGAGCGCCGTGCAGGCGCGGGTGCATTATTCAATGAAGCAGGAGTTTAAACTGCTCAAAGAAATCATCCGCGACTACACCCCTCAGCAATACGACTACGATCCTATTGAAGGTGACCGCAAGGCCAAGCAATCGGATTACGATCTTGTAGAGGTGATTCCGGTATCTGATCCCAACTCCAGCACGATGGCGCAGAGGATCATGCAGTATCAGGCTGTAATGCAGTTGGCCGCTCAAGCCCCGCAGATCTACAACCTACCCCAACTCCACCGCCAGATGATTGAGGTGTTGGGTGTCACCAACGCAGACAAGCTGGTTCCCACGGAAGACGATCAAACCCCGAAGGATCCAATCAGCGAGAACATGGCATTCCTCAACGGAAAGCCAACCAAAGCGTTTATCTACCAAGATCACGAAGCCCACATTGGCGCACACACTGCGTTCATGCAGGATCCGTCCATCGCCGCTCAGATTGGACAGAACCCCATGGCTCAGAAGATGCAAGCACAGGCAATGGCGCATATTGCCGAGCATCTGGCATTCCAATACCGCCGTCAGGTAGAGGAGCAAATTGGTGTGGCCCTGCCCGCCCCAGATGCACAACTCCCCGAGGATGTCGAAGTCCAAATCTCCAGGCTGGTCGCGCAAGGCTCTGCCCAGGTTCTCCAACTCAACAAAGCCAAGGCTCAGCAACAGCAAGCTCAGCAACAGGCTCAAGACCCACTCATTCAAATGCAACAGCAAGAGCTTCAACTGCGCGGTCAGGAAGTCCAAGCCAAAGCACAGAAAACTCAAGCAGATATTCAAATTGCCCAGCAAAAGCTCGCCTTAGACAAAGAAAAGGCAGCTTCGCAGGCGCAGATTGAAATGGCGCGAATCCAAGAGCAAACGCGCCAAAGCAACCAAAAGGTTCAGGTTGATCTGTTTAAACGAGGTACAAAATGAATGAAGAGTACAAGATCCTGTCTTATCTCACTCAACAGCTTGAGGAGAGAAAACAGGGTCTTTCAGAGAGTCTGGGTTCCGGGTCTGCGCAAGATTACCCGGCATACCGAGAAGTGTGTGGGCATATTCGGGGTCTACTGTTCGCACAATCCATCATCAACGACCTTGAACAACGCTTGGAGAAATTCATAGATGACTGAAATCCTTATAGGACAGACGCTTGATCCGCAAGGGCCAGTATCAGTTTTGCCTGAAACGGCAGATGAAAAGGCAAAGCAACTGCCTGAACCAGCAACATTTCACATCTTGTGTGTGTTGCCCGACATCAACGAAGAGTATGAGAGTGGCCTTGTAAAGGCCAATCAGACCGTGCATTACGAAGAGGTGCTGTCCCCAGTGCTTTTTGTCGTGAAGCTTGGCCCTGATGCCTACGCAGATGAGAAGCGATTCCCGTCTGGCCCGTCATGCAAAGTTGGTGATTTTGTCCTTGTCCGGCCCAACACAGGAACCCGGATCAAGATTCATGGAAAAGAATTCCGAATGATTAATGATGACTCTGTCGAAGGTGTTGTCCAAGATCCTCGCGGAATAACTCGCGCATGAGGAAATGAATCATGGAAAAAGTTGAATTTGAATTTCCCGATGAGGCTGAGGAGAGGAAATCCCGCCTTGGGAGCAAAGTTGTGCCTGTGGAGGATTCCGATCCACCAGAGGAAAAAGAAGATGATGAGATTGAAGTCATTGACGATACCCCGGAAGAAGACCGTGGCAGAAAACCCATGGAAACGCCCCCGGAGGATCCAACCGATGAAGAGTTGGCCGCTTACAGCAAGCGTGACCGGAACAAGATTCGTGAGTTCCACAAGGCATATCACGATGAACGCCGCGCTAAGGAATCATCTCTGCGGGAGCGAGAAGAAGCTATTAAGCTTGCTCAAGCCCTGCATGAAGAGAACCAAAAGCTTAAAGGCAACTTGAATGTTGGACAGAACGCTTTATTGGAGCAAGCCAAAAAGGTTGTTGCCAATGAGGTGGAGCAGGCCAAGATCAAATACAAAGCCGCCTACGAAAGTGGTGACTCTGAAGCTTTGGTCAACGCCCAGGATGACTTGACCACCGCCAAGATGAAGGCTGAGCGTGTAAACAATTTTGTACCAAAGCCTTTACAGGTGGATGAAAATCCTGTACAAACCAGTTTAAACGCGCCTGTCGATCACAAAGCAGAAGATTGGAAACGCGCCAATCAATGGTTTGGGCAGGATCGGGAAATGACCGGCTACGCTCTTGCACTGCATGAGAAGCTGGTCTTGGAGGATGGCATAAGCCCTCAAAGCGAAGAATACTACCAACGCATTAATGGTAGGTTGCGCCAAGTGTTTCCAGAGAAGTTTGCCTCTGAGAAACCCGCTGAAACGCCTCAGCGCCCAAAAGCAAATGTAGTTGCTTCTGCTTCTCGCAGTGTGGCCCCTAAAAAGATCACATTAACAGCATCGGAAGTCAGCATCGCCAAGCGGTTGAATATTCCTCTCAAGGAATACGCCCGTCAGGTTGCGGTATTAAGGAGAAATGAAAATGGATGAGCAGGTTAGAACGCCACGGAGCAAAGAGTCACGAAACGAATTTCAGCGTCCCGCCAAATGGATGCCACCCCAACTTCTACCCGAACCGGAAAAAGAAGATGGATGGGCTTTCCGTTGGATTCGGCTCAGCACTCTTGATAAACCCGATCCCGTTAACATTACTTCCAAACTCCGCGAGGGATGGGAACCTGTAAAAGCATCAACGCAACCAAAGTTGAGCCTACTGAATAACCCTAACGGGCGATTTCCTGATGGCATCGAAATTGGTGGCTTGTTGCTTTGCAAAACCCCGGTTGAATTCGTCAGAGATCGTGATGCTTACTACCTGAATCAGGCAGAGTCGCAGATGAACTCGGTGGATAACAACTTCATGCGAGAGAGTGATCCTCGGATGCCTATGTTCAAAGAGCGTAGCACCAAGGTCAGTCTCGGTAGACGTTAACAAACTTTTTGGAGCTTAAAACATGGCTTACCCCACTGTCTCAGCACCTTATGGCCTAAAGCCTGTCAATCGTATCGATGGCATGCCTTACGCAGGTGCTTTCCGACAGATTCCCGTTGCCGCCGCTTTTGCGACTGCTATCTTCTTTGGAGATACTGTTCAAATTGACAGCACCGGCTATCTGGTTCTCTCAACTGCCACTAACTCTGGCACTATTGTTGGCGTGTGCGTTGGCGGTCAATACGTGAATTCGAGCGGCCAAACCGTTCAAGGTCAGTATTTGCCTGCCTCCATCAGCACTTCGACCAATCTGGCTTATGCGTATGTGATTGATGACCCCATGGCACTTTTCAAAGTTGCTGTTGTGTCTTCTGGCACTACCATGAGTTCCGCTGGTCGTACCGTTGTCGGTTCCAACTTGGCTCTGGTTCTCAACGCTGGTAGCACTACCACTGGTGACTCTGCCTATGCTGTGACTTTGACCGGCGCTGGTACTACTGCCACCATTCCAATCCGTGTGATCGATGTTGTGCCTGAGACTGCTACCGCAGCTGACACTTACACCGAACTGTTGGTGAAAATCAAC